CGTAAATATCCTAAGTATGCTCTACAAGACATCATATACATAGGAATTTCATTTCGTTTTACTTTTAATTTTTTTGTTTCCCCTGTTAAAGAATAAACACAATAAAAATATTTTTTTGTTTCTCTAACAAACCAAGGATAACTACCACAATCAACTAACTTCCACATTATTTTACCACACTATAATCATTACCATAATACCAATCATCTGTATTTTTACAAGTGTAACAAATACGATTATGATTTCCTTCACTTATAAAAGGTTTATAGCACATCATACAATCTCTTTTCTTTTTATTGACTTTTGGCTTTACTTTTTTATAGCCAGTCTTCCACATTTGAATTGCTTCAGCTTTTTCTTTTAACATTTCTTTTATTCTCTCTTACCATATCAATCCATATTGTTTCAAAATTATTGATACTTTTTTTTATATTGTTTTTTGTTTTTGCTTTTTCTTTTATAGTTTCATATATGAAAGAAGACATTAAGTCAACAAATTGTTCTTGAAATATTTTTTTATTCATTACCACACTTTTCTTTATCCTTTACTTTACTACAATAAAACTCTCTAGCTTTATTTTTCTTTATCTTTTGTTTCTCTAATATTTTCTTTTTCTTTTCTGGATTAGGGCTTGTCTCTAACATTTCATCAATAGTTTTTACTGTTTTATTTGCTACCAATAAAGCACAACCACTATTGAATAATAATGCTAATACTAATAAAATTTTAATCATTAGTCTCTTTCTGTAAATGTAATTTGTACTTTACAATTTGTATAGCCATTTGTCAAATTCTCTTCATATTCTTCAACAAATCTACATAATTTTTTTATATCTATTAAATCATCAGATTTTATTTCTGTAATAACTTGATTTTTCTTTTCTTTACCATTGTTGTTCCATTTAGAACCTATAGTTTGTATTGTATATTCATCTATAGATGTCATTCTAATATCTCCTTCATTTTATTTTCATCATAATACTTCAAATCATCTTCAAGTATTTTAACTTCACTTTCCATATAATATCTTAATTGATTGCTTATGTCAAATGATTTGGTTGTTGCATCTCTATCTAATGCCACAATAATTTTCTTAAACTTTTTCTTTAAGATTGGTATAAAACTGTCTGGCAAACTTGTTCCCATTAAAGCAATACCAGAATATAAATGTGATACAGCACAGGCACTGGCACAATCTTCTACCAGGATTCCTATATCACTATCCCCACAAATAAAAGGATATGTTTTATCTCCATAAATATACCATTTAGGATAAATTTGAGAGCTTAATCCTCTTCCTATTGCACCTTTTACTTTTTCTTTTTCTTTTATTAAAAAAACTATTCGATGTTGTTTTACATCATACATAAAACTTGCTTTTCCTTTTTCTTTTATACAATTATTTTTTTCTAAATACTCTTGGCATTTTTTTTCTGAATGAATAGAGATGAAGCTACGAGGTAAAGTAAAAGGTTTTTCTTTTTCTTTTTCTTTTGTAACTACGGTATCATAAATTTGTTTCATAGACATTTTGCCTTCGTGTTTTCCTTTAGAAGAACAAGACGCATGAAAACAATACCAGAATAAACTGGTTCCATTTTTTTGTATTTTTAATGTATTGATATTATTACAGAAAGGACAATCTAAGCGTATATCTTCGTCAGTATCTGAAACTAATGATTGGATTATGGCGAGCTGTTGGTTAAAATTCATAGGCGGGATATTATATACATAAATAAAAAAAAGTCAAGGGGGCGAAAGGAGTCACAAACTCCCCCTTGACAGTCAAAACAGCAAACAAGCCCGATTTATAACCTCATGTATACTGAGGAATGGTAGTAAAGGCTACCAAATAATGACGCTTCTTTTTTGCCACGATACAACCAACTACCAAGCTAAAAAGGATAGGTAGCAATCCTCTGGATTCAAACCATCAACATGATTGTAAAACTCTTAAACTTTCGTAAGGAGTGTGACGGGATTATCTTTTCTTCACAATCAGTTTACTCGTCAGTAAACCCCTCTCCTTACGGAAATTTAAGTGGGTAGTTTTTAGGAACTCTTGATTACTTTGTGTAATAGTTCACAAGCTCTCATTGTATATATGCCGAACATCAAACACAATCCTTTTGGAACTCTTGTCACTACCCAACCCATATTTTAAGGCGACTATCGGAAGATTATCGCCTTAAACCATTACGCAACCATTTTCTTTTGATTTGCTATTTGACTTGCTGTATATTGAGAAGAATCAATAACAGGATTGCACAATGTAGGCTCAACCCAATAATTTTCTCTTGCTCGTACAGCCATGTATCTTGTAGGCTCAAGTCCTTGCCTTGCTCTATCCATTTCTCGTGTGAATAAATTAAACCAATTACTCACATGAATACCTATACCATAGTATTTTCTAGTTCGACCATTACCCAAATCTTTGTTTATTGATATATACCAATGAGTTCCGGCTGTTCCTGCATCATGTCCTGCATGAGAAACTTCATCAAAAGTAAATTCAACAAAGTCTGGGTGGTCTTTTTGTGTATAGTTATATGCAACAGAGTCGTCATTCTCATAATCAACACTCCACATTCCCATTACACACCTGCACTTTCTTTAGGTGTTACAACAACAGCAACAGTATCAGCAAGTTTTCTCTCTGCCATATCCTGTTGTATAATACTCTCAGATATAGAAGATAAAGTTAGAGCTGTGCCTGTGCCTGTAATTTTATGCTTAACATTTTCAGCCTCAGACCATTTCTCTATAACTTGCTCAAGGTTTTTAGAATGACGAATAAGTTCAGCATATGCTTTAAACTTTTTTTTCATTTCCTCGTAATGCTTATACCATTTTAAACGAACACCCTCAAGTTTATCCTGCCAAATCATAAGGACTTGATATTCTTCTGGAGTAATTAAATGTGCTCGTTGATAACAAGAATAATTAGAATTAGGCATAGTAAATTCCATAGCCATATCATTATCTTCAAAGAATTTAGATTGATACTTGTCAATTTTATCTGTTATATCTCTAACTTCTTTATGATATGTATCCATTCTTTTACCATTATAATCACATTTATTTTCTTGAACAAATTTATATTTAACTACATCAATTCCATTTGCCACCATATCCTCATAATATAGAGCAATTAAATCATCACGCTGAAGATTGCCTATTTCTTTTTTAGAAGAGCCATAGTTATAATGCCTCCCATAACCATCACAGGCAAAATTAGCATAAACAGACCTCTCTTTATTCCTTGAGTGCCTATCTTCTGTATCTTCTTCTCTATCGGTAAACCAGAAACAAGATTCTTGATTAGTCAATTCAAATTCCTTTAGAACATCTAATTTTTCCTTTGGATATAAATTGCCTATCTTATTTTTGACAACTTCTTTTATTTGTGGAATACAGGCAAGAAACTCCTGTATCTTTTCATTTTTTTCGGTAAGCCATTTACTTGGTGTCTTAGCGATTTGTTCCTGTGCGTAGGAATAGAGTATTGGTCTACTCACAGTTTGATTTAACATTGTTTTTGCAACCATTTGCTTTTCCTTTCGTTAATGTTAATTATTCTTATATAATATACTAATAGTATTCTTATGTCAAATTATCCCCATTGTTCTGCCATTGCTTTTGCAATGCCACTAAAAGTTTTACTTGCGTCTTTA